TGGTGATCTCGGTGGGCTTGGGCAGCACCACCGAGGCCCGGGCCTGGCCATAGTCGAGGTGCGACCGGGATTCCGAGACCTTCTCCTCGAAATTGGGCTTGATCTCGAACTTGTCGGCATCCAGTGGTGGCCCGAAACCGTCATAGGCCAGAGTGGCCGTGTTCCAGGGGTTCAGCGAGACAAGGCCGCCAGCCAGGATGGCACGTGCTGTAGTGGACATGGTGATTTCCTTCCAAAAAAACAAAACCCGCGCGAGGCGGGCAATCTGCTGAATCGATCCGACGCCTACGTCGGATCTCGGTAGGCGAGCGTGAACAGGCCCAGAACCAGGGCGCCGCCCACGTCGATGTTTTCGAGTTGGTAGCGCACCTCGCCCTCGGCCATGCCGCCGCCCTCGATCTCGATGCCCATCTGCGTGAGCAGCGGCATGCACTCGAGCACGGCACGCTTGGCGACGCGGTAGTCGGCATGGGCCTGCTCGCGTGCGGCTTCCACCCGGCTGATGACACCGAGGGAGAATCCGTAGGAGCGTCGGGGACGCTGGCCGGGCTGGTCGCCCCTGGGCTTGTCCGCCTGGTCTTCCACGAACAGCACCCGCCCCCCTGTCTTCAGGTCGGCAGCGGCCAAGGGGTTGTCGCGCAGCACAGCACCCTGCAGACCTGGTGCGGCCTGCAGCGCCTGGTAGACGGCGCGTCCGATCACGAAAGGTGCGCCATAGCGCAGCACGTCAGGATGGGGCTGGCTCATAGCTGCACGCTGCCAAGCAGCGCCTCCATCTCAGATCCATCGTTAACGCGCTTCGGCTCGGCCAGTACGCGAAAACGATCCCCAACCTGCAGGCCGATGGTGGGCTCATCGGCCAGCATGATCAGCACATCGCGCTCATGCAGGTCGTGGATGGAGGGCAGCCGCAGCGTGCGCTCTGCAGCGAAGACCCGGCCATCCAGGGCCTCGTCGTCCATGACGCCGAGAATCCCTGCGGCCGAGCCCACGACAGCGCCCTGGCGCTCGATGGAGAACGCCAGGGCGAAGTCGTCGCCGTAGAACACCTCGCGCAGGTCGCGGTCGAGGTCCAGCATCGTCAGACCTTCCCGCCCTTGGCCTTGTCGGCTTCGGCCTTCTCGGCTGTTGCCTTCTCAGCAGCCAGGCGCTCGGCTTCGGCCTTCTCAGCTGCTGCCTTCTCAGCGGCCAGGCGCTCGGCTCCGACCTTCTCAGCTGCTGCCTTATCAGCAGCCAGGCGCTCGGCTTCAGCCTGCTCGGCTGCTGCCTTCTCAGCGGCCAAGCGTTCCGCTTCGGCCTTTTCGGCAGCTGCGCGGGCAGCGTCGATGGCGGGATCTTCCAGCACGCCCAGCGCGACCAGGGCCGCGCCCTCGTCGGCCTTGAGCGTGATGGTGCTGTCCACGTTGTGGCGCTTCCCGTCATGCTTGACGGGTGACAATACGGTGTACTTCGGCATGGCCGTTACGCTGCTGCCGCGCCCTGGAACAAGAAGCCCGCCGTGGCGCCGACCAGCTCGGGGCTGTAGGCGTCGCAGACAGGGTAGTACCAGGTCTGCTCGTTCTTGCCGAAGTACGGCTCCTCGACCTGGGGGCGGTCCTTGAGCTGGTAGGTGTAGCCGTAGTTGGGAGATCCGCGCTGTTGCATGGAGGCGGGCGTGGTGTAAGCCAGGATGGCGTCCAGGCCCCACATGTCCTTGAAGCCACCGTCCTCGTAGTAGGTGGCTTCGCCTTCGACGATGCGCTCGATCTCCAGCAGGCGCTGCAACTGCTCGATGGTCGCCGGCACACGGTCCACCGTCACGCTGATGCGGTCCAGGATCTTGGGGTGGTTGCGCAGCGCCGACAACACCCGGGGGCCAAGGGTCATGACATTCGGCTTCTTGCCGATCTTCTTGCGGATCACTTCCTTGGCCTCGTTGAGATCCTCGGCCGGGTTGCTGTTGGGGTCGGTCCACTTGCTGGAGCCGGACAAGGCCGTCTTGTTCTCCGTGGGGTAGTTGGCCGGGTTGCGTGCCAGATCGGCTGCGAGCTTCTCGCGCTCATTCGCCATCACGTCCTGCACCGTGTTGACCGCCATGGCGCCCATGTCGATGCCGGGCACGGCCTGGGCTTCCTCTTCATTCTCGATGGGCACCTGGCCTTCCAGACGGTGGTCCACCAGCGAGTACTTGCCCTTGGCATAGCCCAGCTGGATGCGCTTGGTGTTCGCACCGGGCGCACGGGCCGTGTTCACCAGGCGAAAGCTCTCAGGGCCGAAAACCAGGATGGTGCCGGCGCGCTGGCCGACCTGCACGACGGGGAACAGGATGCTGGCGATCTTGGCATTGGGCGAGCCATAACCGCGCGCCACCTCGGTGAGGATGGGATCGACGACGCGGAGATCGGAAAGGTTGGGTTGCGGCATGAGTTACTCCAGAGAATGATTCAGGGATGGGATGGATCAGGCGGCAACGCTGACCAGGCCAGCGGACGGAACCAGCAGCACCTCGATGCGCTCGCCCGCTGCGGCAGCTGTGCCGAGCGCTCGGGCCACAGGGCTCTTGCTGCCCACGGTCAAAGGCACGACGCGGCCCTGCGCGTCGACCATGAGTGCAGCGTCCAGGGAGATGGCAGCGCCCGCCTCGACGATGGAAGTGCCCTGCACATCGACGGGCAGCAGATCACCGGCCTGGGCTGCGCTGGTGCGCGTGACACCGAAGGCAACGCCGCCGGCGGCGGGATAGCCGCCGGACTGCGTGACAAAGCGTTCGGCCGAGACGGCGGCGCTCGCCACCACGGTGAGGGTGAGAGTGGAAATATTCCCGGAGGGCATGTTGTGCTCCTGGTGATGGGGTTGACGATCCGGGCGCTCAGCTGGCGTAGCCCAGTTCCTTGAGCGCGGCGACGAAGCTGATGCCCTGCTCCTTCGCGAGGGTCTTGGCCTCTTCGATCTGCTGCACCCTGGTCTTTTCGCCCTTGTCGGCCGGCGCGGCGCTGCCCTTGGCAGCCGGCGGCGCATCCTGCTTGTGAGCCTCGATGGCAGCAGCGCGCAGCGCCTTCTCAGCGCCCAGCACCGCCAGGCTGGCGTCGGCGGCCGAGGTCTTGCCGTCGAAGGCCAGGCCCTGCAGCAGCTCCTCGTGGCCGGGCAGGCCCTCGCCCACGGCAAGGACCGCCTTGATGCGGTCGCGCTCCTCGGTGGCGCCCAGGACGATGAATTCGGCCTTGATAGCCTCGAAAATGGGGGCGTGGTCCTGCTCGAAAGACGCACGCGTGATGGGATCGGACATTGCTGTTTCCTTTGGATCACGGGTTGAGGATTTGTCTTTGGGCGCAGCACCGGCGCTTGCTGACGGGGCCACCGGCTTGATCACGGCCTTGCGGCGCGATGCGAACTCGGTGGGATCTGCGGCCATGCGATCCAGCAATGCGTCGAGGGTGGAGACACCGTCCACCAGCCCCGCATCGATGGCCTGCTGGCCACGGAACACGCGGCCATCGGCCATGTGCTCGAGAACTTGCTCGGCGCTGACGCCCCGGTAACGCGCAACGTCGTCCACGAACAGCGTGTAGACGTAGTCGACGTCCGCCTGGACAACGGCCCGGGCCTCATCGGACAGGGGCTCGTTCGGCTTGGACAAGCGCTTGTATTTGCCGGCGGTGATGCTTTCCTGCTGCACGCGAGACGAGGGGTCGAACTCCCGGTCCACCACCACGCCGATGCTGCCCACGCTGACGACGGAGCCGCTGACAAAGATGGCGTTGGCGCCGCTGCCGGTCCACATGCCCGCGCTCAGCAGCATCTCGCTGGCGTGCACGACCAGCGGCTTGATGGCACCGGCATCGTGGATGGCCTGGGCGAACTCCGGCACGCCGATCACGTTGCCGCCAGGCGTGTCCATCGCCACGACGATGCTGCGCACCCGCGCGTCTGCCAGGGCGCTTTCAATCTGCAGCGTGGCCTGCCGGGTGCTGATGCCGCCCGACACGCGCATGAACAGATTGGCCTTGGGGGCCATCACGCCGGACAGCTTCAACAGCGCCACGCCGCCGGGCAAGACCTCGTACTCCTGCTGTTCGTGCGCCAGCGGCCGGCCCAGCCGCGCCTCGATGGCGTCAAGGTCCAGCTTCTCGCCGCGCAGGTGCATGGCGTAGATGCCCTGGATCTCCCGCAGCATGCCCGGCTCGATGGCCCAGGCGCCAAGGATCATGTCGTGCAGCGTCATGGTGTCAGCCTCCCCTGCTTGGCCCGCTGCTCAGGTAGCGGTTCACATCGTTCATGGACTTCTGCAGATCCTTGACGTCGCGTCGGATGTCCGTCAGCGTTTCCTTCATGCGCGAGTCCTGCTCGCGCATGCGCTCGATGGCGACGGTGGCCTGGATCTCGGTGACGCTGACGCGCTTGTCCAGCGTGCTGTACGCAGAAAAACCGGCCACCAGAAAGCCGACGAAGGTCAGCATGTGACCGAGGTTGATCGTCGGGTCGAACACCATGCGGCGGCGGTGGTGGTGGGACTCGGTCAAGGGGGCGAGATCAGTGCTCATTCCTGCTCCTGGGGGGCTTGTTTCGGAGGGGTTGTTTTGGGTTGCTGGGGCGCCGCTGCGCCGGCCTTGGGGGTGGGCAGCATTCCGTCCTTGACCAGGCGCTCGTACTCGGCCAGCTTCTGGTCGTAGGTCTCGTCCCAGCCGCTACCGAACAGCTCCCACTCCGCGCGCTCGCGCGTCATCAGCCGCGCGTCGATGGCCTCGACGTAAGCCTCCACTTCGGCCTTGGGATCGATGCTGCCCATGCTGTCGCCCGGCCAGGCGGCACGCGTGTAGGCCCAGCGCAGCAGCGGGTCGGCAAAGAAACCCGGCGCGGGCACGCGGCCGCGCGCAACCGCCTCGGTCAGCCAGGTCTCGAACACCGGCTGGCAAAAGCTCAGCGACAGCCAGTAGCGCACGCTGCGGAAATACACCCAGGCATCCAGCAGCGCGGCCTTGCTGGCGGAATAGCTGGAGTTGAACTGCTTGACCAGCAGCTCGAAGGGGATGCCCAGGGCGACGCCCATCTGCTTGATGACCGCCTGGATGAAGGGCTCGAAATTCGGGTTGGGCCGCACCGGGTTGACGAAGCTGGCTTTTTCACCCGGCGCCAGGCCCACCACGGCGCCCATGCCCAGGGCGATATCCGCGGGCGCCTCGCTCTGAGTCGCGCTGGAGCCATCGAACACCGGCGCCACGCTGCCACCAGGCGCCTCGATGAACACGGTGAGGTAGGCCGTCAGAACTGCGGCCATGATCTCGGCTTCCGTGTAGCGCGAGATCTGCTTGATGCAGTCGATGATCGGCGCCAGGTAAGGCACGCCCCGGGGCATGCCCGGGCGAAGGCAGCGGAAATGGTGCAGCAGGCGGCGGCGACCGCTGCGGCCCAGGCGTTCGATCCATTCGCCCTTGTACGCACCGCCCGGCGTCGGCAAGCCGCTGCCAGGGTGCTTGTCGTACAGGTGGTAGGCCTCTGGCGCACCGTGGGCATTCAGGCGCACGCCGCCGGACACAGTGTCGCTGTCGGCCTTGCCGGCGGGGTTGCCGACACGGTCCGCTTCCAGCACCTGGATGCGCAGCTCGTAGGGCTGGGTGGCAGTGCGCTCACCATCGGGCAGCAGTGAGAAGCAGTCGCCGCTTTCCAGCGCCGACCGCAGCACCAGCGCCTGCAGCTGGTAGAAATTCTGCTTGCCCTCGATATCGCACTCGGTGCTGTCGGCCCACAAGCTGAATTCCTGCTGCACCTTGGCTTTCCACGCCAGAGCGCGATCGCGCGACCAGCCCAACACCGCAAGATTCGGCTGCGCGCTGAGCGCCAGGCCCGTGCCCACGACCCGGTCGATGTTGGTGTTGATGGCACCCACCGCGATGGGACTGGTGCGCGCCAGCTCGCGCGACGCGCCACGCTGGAAAGGCAGTTGGCGCATCGTGTCCGACCGGGCATCCCGGGGACGCGGATTCCAGAAGCGGCGTGGAGAGGCGGAGCCGGCCGATGGCATCTCGCCGCCCATGGCATGCATTGACCCCAGCGCCTGGACCTTGGCGCGGGACAGCGCTCTATCAGCCGCCCAGCCCGGAGCCACCGCTGCGATCGCGCGGTCAAGCAGATTGAGTTCCATGGCAGCTTACCGGGGGGAGAGGTAGACGACGCGGCGCACGCGGCCAGCCAGGCCCTGCAGGCGCTCGATGGCGGCGCGGCACTGCTGGATGCCCGCGCGGACCTGCTCGAGATCAGCGCGGCGATTGCGCCTGGCGGTCTGACCGTTGCCGATCATGTACTCCTGCGAATTCAGGATGCGTTGCTCGGCGTCGAGATAGGACTGCAGGCGCTCCCGCTCCTGCTGCAGTTCGGTGGCGGCATCAGTCATTACCAAGATCCTTTGGATTGCAGGCCAGCGATCGCGCGCTCGAACTCGGGACGGAAGCGCTCCAGCGCCACGCGCTGCACGGTGCCGCTGAAGTCGAGCCGGACCGAATAGTCCGGCGCATTGCTGGTGAAGACGAACAGGGCGCGCAGGCGCTTGCCCTCGCGCCGCCAGATGCCGTCCGGCCGGCCGCCGCCCTGCGGCTGGCCTACGAACATGTCGTTGGCCAGGTGCCGGCCCTTGCGCAGCTTTGCGCCCGTGGCGCGGTCGCGCGTGGAGCTGGCGGCGCGGATGCCCTTGAGGGCGTTGAGGATGGTGCGCACCTGGGCGCCGCTGACGTTGCCGTAGGCATCCAGCTTGGCCGCCGCGCCTGGCATGGCGTACTGCGTGGGCGACAGCACGCCCTGGTAGCGCAGGGCCATCTCCAGGCCCTTGTGCTTGCGCACGCCGCCCTCGACCTCCGGGAACAGGAAGTTTTCCGGGGCGACGCCCGGGGCATGTGCGCCGGTCTTGACCATGACGCGCGCCATCAGGTTGTCCTTGGTGGCGGGCTCGATGCGCAGCGCGTTGAGCGTGTAGGGCACCGGGTTGGAAAACACCTTGCGCATCTCGGCCGGCAGATCCTCGGTCTGCGCCTGTTTGGCGCAGCGGGTCAGCGCCGTGGCCGCCGCATAGGGAATCATGCGCGACGGCACGCCGCGCACGGACGCAATCACGTCGGCGATCGAGGCGCCCGTGCGGTGGATGGAAAGCATGAATGGAGGCTCCAAAACAAAGCCCCCGACTCCTTTCGGAGACCGGGGGCTGATACCGACTTTCGCTGCTGCGGTGGGGTGTCGGGAGGGTGTTTCTGCGTCAGGCGGATTTTTTAGACCTACCTGAATTACTGCGAATTTTGGGGTGTTTTGTCACCTGCCGTCCACGGAAAAAGTGTCACCTCTGGAGGTGACAAAACAGGCTTTGACACTTCGATCGACTGCAGCTAAAGGAACGAGGAATTGCAGGCACTCACTGCGGCGACTGAATGGACGTGACCACGCCGTTCTCGAGATAGACGTACTGGGATATACCGCCGCCACGGCGATAGACCCACTGCTCATTCACACCGTTGCTGCCGATGGTCTTGTTGATCTTGGTCGGACTGCCCCAAGAATTCTTGACTTGCGATTCAGACATGCCGCGCATGACCTTGCCGGAGATCATTGCGTCGAACTTCTCGTTGTCGTCCCGCATCTTTCCCAGGCGCGCTTGCGCACTGGCCTGATCAGCCCCCGTATCCATTGCGGGGGCTGCATTGATCACCTCCGCCGATTTGGAATCGTTGGTGCAGGCGTGCTCCTGGTAGGTGACCTTGCCATTGGCATCCTTGCACTTGTTGATGGCCAAAGCTTGACCGCCAATGGCCAAAAGACAAGCCGCCAACGCTACGGCATGACGAGTACTGCGCATTACCTCTCTCCTGAATAGATTTCTATGGGCCCATTCGCTCCGCAAGAATGGACTGCGATGCGGAATATAGGCGCTTTCTGAAGTCACCCAACACAGAATAGAAATGTTTGCGACTGATTCGCAGTGCCGAGGCCGCCACCTTCACGGGCGCAACACGGTGCACGTAATACAGATCGAAGACCTGCTTGTCGAGTGCGTCCGGCTGGCAGGTGTAGGCCAGATGAAAGGCCGCAAGCTCGGCGCTGCAAGCCGCGTTGGGTCCATCGGTGCGAAGTGGCCTGGTGCGCGTGCCGCTGAGCTGCCCCAGGATCGAGCCCATGTTGGGCGATGGTCCGTAGAAGCGCCGCGTGGCCTTCCACGCTACCCAGCGCTCGCACAGCTGGTCCAGATCACGCTGCTCGTCGCTGGCTTCCGGGTCGACGTCATCGTCCGGGGCCGGTGCAGTGGCGGCCAGGCGCAGGGCTTCGGGGTCATACAGGTCGGAGCGGATCATCGGATTCCCTTTGAATAGATGCGGCGGCCGGCCGGCGCAGAGGGCGCAATCGGCGGCAGGAGGATGGACGATGTGGGCGCAGCGGCCGGTGGCGGCGCCAGCGGCTGGGCTGCGGGTGCGGCGTTTGCCCTCTCGGCAGGTACAGACGTCTGTACGGGCAGATCGGCTGGTGCAGCGGGCGGCTGGGTTGCGGTATCCGTGGCAGGCACAGGCGCGAACAGATCACCGATGGGCGGAATCAGCTTGTCGCGCAGCCGCTGCCAGTCCAACGGGGTCCATTTGTGCAGGCCCAGCTGGTGGGCGATGGCCAAGTTGTAGACGCTGACGTCCCAGGCTTCGTTGCGCTTGCCGTTGGGCTTGATCCATTCGCGGATGGCGCGGCCCTTGTGCCAGCGCACCCGGGGCTGCTCGACCACCATCTGGTCAAACCACTCGATCGGCAGCGCCTGGTTGAAGTGCATGGCGCCCGCGCCTTCGGCGAGATGCATGCGGTTGGACAGCCAATCCTTGGCAACGTCGGTACCCACGGTCCACAACTCTACGCCGCCAGGCGTCTTGCTGCCGCCCCACTCGATGTCCACCCGGCTGGGGGAGCTGCCCATGATCGGCTTGTTGGGCCGCGACGAGCCGTGCAACACGGTGCAGTTCAAAGGCCTGCGGGCAGAGCCGTAGTTGTAGACGTCCTGCGTGTTGGCGCCACCGGCGTCGATGCCGTAGGCGCTGATCATGATGGGCCGGCCCGAGGCGTGCAGCAGCGGCGTGCGCCGGATCTCGTCCAGCCGCTGCCAGACACTGCCCGGCGCCTCGGGGGGCTCCGAGGGTGAGCCTTGCAGCACGATGTAGTCGATCACCCAATGCTCCAGCCCCGGACCCCAGGCCTCGATCTGCACCTCCAGGCGGTCTGGCTGGGTATCGGCCGTCATGGTCGCAACCAGCGCCGGATCGGGCAGCACGCGCAGCGGGTACTTCTCGGCGCGGTCGCGCAGCTGCGTGGCCGTGGTGATGGTCTCGGCGTTCTTGTATGACAGGCCCAGCCGCGTGTTGTAGAACACCTGCATGGCGTTGTGATCGCCCCGCTGCAGCTGCGCCTTGGCGTGCGAGTAGTCCCGCGCCAGCGTCAGCCAGGTGATGGCGCCGACCGGCATATAGAACGCCGACAGCGTGAAGCTCACGGTCTCGCCATCGCCCTTGGATGTGGCAACCCAGCGCGCCTGCCCGCCGGCAGCCACGTCACGCAGCATGGCGGTCTTGTGGCGCTCATCGATCTCGCAGCCGCAGGCTGGGCACACGAACCAGGCGCGGTCCATGAAGCCGGTCTGCTCATCGCGGGCGAACCGGAAGTTCTCTAGCGCCAGCACATGCAGATGCTCGCAGTGCGGGCAAGGCACGTGGTAGTACTCCTGCGTGCCCCGGGCAAACAGCTCGTCGATCTTCGAGAAGCCCTCGATGGCCGGGCTGGAGGTGTAGAAGAACTTGCAGTCGTTCTCGTACTGCGAGGCCCGTGCCTCGGCCAGCCGCACTGGGTCACCCTCGCCGTCGATGTTCTGCAGCAGCCGGTCTATCTCGTCGACATAGATGTAGGGCGCCGAGAGTTCGGCCATGTTTGCGGCCGAGCCGGCCGTGTTCATGTATATCGTGGCATCGCCCAGGAAATCCTTGGCCTGCACCGTGTTGCGGGAGTCGCGGCTCTTCGAGGCGGCCACGCGCTCGGCCAGCACCGGCACGTTGCGGATCATCGTTGCGACGCGCGCCGAGAAGCGCTTGACCAGGGTGTCCGTGGGCTGCAGGGCCAGGATGTTGCGCGGGCGGCAGTGGATCAGCGAGGCGATCCAGTTGAGCGCTGTCTGCGTCTTGAACATCTGGGACGCCACCTTCGCCACCACCCGCTTGCATGGATGGCCAGGCGACAGCACCTGGTGCACACGCCGGGCCGGGTAGCTGCGGTCGAACCGGAAGGGGCCGGGCTTGGGGCCGCTCTGCGGCAGCTGCATGAACTTCTCTGCCCAGACATCGCACTGCAGTTCGGGATCAGGGCGCATGCCCTCGATCGCTGCGGCCACCATCAGGCCGTATCCATCTGCCAAGTTCATGATGCCGCTCCCTCGGGCAAGGCACGCTGCAGGCGCTGCTCTGCAATGGCGAAGGCCTTGCGCAGTTCCTCGTTGATCAAGCGCTCGATCTCGCGCGAATCGGCCAGGCCCACCAGCAGAGGCGCCGCCCGCTGGCCCACGCCCATGGCTTCATCACGCAGCGCGCGGAAGGCATCGAACACGCCGCGCCAGGCGGCCTCGCGCTCCACCAGGCGGCCAGCCTCGCGGGCGTTCTCGCGTTCCTCACGCTCCACGGACGCGCGCTCCCGGCGCACGCGCAGGGCCTGGTAGTCGTCGCCAGCCGCAGGCTGGGCCGACTCCGAGGCCTGTGGCGCGTTTTTCGCATCGCCCTCGCCTGCCCCTTGCTCGATGGGCAGCAACGCGCCAGCGCGCCCGCTGTCGGCCCTGGCGCGCGTGTTCTGTGCCCACTGCAGGTCCGCCAGCGCGGCGTGGATCTTTCCGTCGATCAGCGCGATCCTGCCTTCCTTCACGGCCTTGGCCACGGCGGACTTCGCCACGCCACGGCGCCGCGCGTACTCGGCCTGCGTGATCAGGTCCATGCGCCCGTTCACTTCGACCCCCGGCGTTCACCGCTTTGTTCACTTTTCCAAAATCCAGCCACTGGCGTCCGCGCGGGGGCCGAATTACCCCCGTGATTCCATGCGCCGGGAGTACCTATGCCGGGGGTGGTGGTGCCGCCGGCCGTCAACAGATCCAGCCCTTCCATTTCTTCCTTCCTCTCTCTCTATACAAACAAAGAAGTGATTACGTGGTTACGAGCGCGCGTAACAGCGAAACCCGCGCCAGGCTTGGCGCGTTACACGATTACGCCGTTACACGCCTCACGCATGTGCATGCACGCGCCCACACACCCGCCCACCCGCCTGCATGCACACACACATACGCGAGGCTGCTGTAACGCTGTAATCGTGTAACGACCCGCGCCAGTGCTGGATTCCAGCGTTACGCGTCGGTGTAATGGCGTAACGGCGCTGCACTACTGACCTCCCTGTGGTTCTTGCTCGTTGGGGGCCGGGGCACCGCCGCCATAGCCCGAGTACTTGCGCAGCGCATCCGCGAAGTCGCGCACGGCAGACGTGGCCCAATCGCCCTCGGTCATGCGCTGCGCGCCCTCGCCCAGGATCGGCTCGGTCACCAGGAACATGCGCTCGGTCTTCTTGGCCTGCCCGGGCCGGGTCACGTTCATGGGCTTGGTGCGCACCGGGCAGCCCTGCCCTTCGGCAAAGCGCACTACCGTGGGCGTGAAGCGGGTCTGGGGGAAGGGGTAGCGGTCGCCCGTGCGCTGGCACCATTTCAGGTAGGCGGCATAGGCCTGGGTGATGGCGCAGGAGTGGTAGGGCAGATCCAGCTCGCCCGCCTGCCACTCGGACCAAAACAGCTCGGGGCTCTTGCGGTTGATCGCAATCAGCGCCGACTTGGCTTCCGTCATGGGGGCCGGGGCGAAGGGGTGGAAATCGCCCAGCGGGTAGTTGAGCAGGTAGTGGTAGAACGCCTCCACCCCACCGCTGTCGCGCCAGTCGCCCAGCGCCTTGTAGTACTCGAAGCCCTTGGCCCGGGGCGTGTAGACCACCAGGTAGCGCCGGTCGGAGTTGTCCAGCGCCAGCGGCTGCAGCTCGTTGGAGAGGAACACGATGTTCATGTGGTTCTTCTCCTCGCGCCGCGTCAGGTGCTTGGGGTTGATCTGCACCGTGGGCGAGGTGATCAGCGCCTTCAGCCGGTTCTTGTTGTGGACCAGCTCGGCCCGGCTGGACACCTCATCGCCCACCACGAACAGCTTGCAGCTGCGCCAATCGTTGTGCTTGTCCTCCAGCTCGTCCTGCCCCACCAGGGCGCCGTACTTGCCGTAGATGGCGACCATGATGTCGAACAGGAAGTTCTTGCCCGCGCCCTCATCGCCATGCATCACCACCGCCGTGCGCAGCTTGGTGCCGGGGTGCTGCAGCGGGTAGGCCAGCCAGCACAGCAGCCAATGCATGATGTCGCCGGTATCGCCCTCATCGGGCGTGGCCCGGCTGGTCAGGAAGGAGACCAGTTCCAGCATGGGCTGAACATCGCCCTCTTTCGGCACCATGGCCATGCCGTCGAACAGGTTCACCGTGGAAGCCGGATCGGCCTGCAGGGTGGGGTCGAACACCACGTCTTCCAGCCGCACCGTGCGCCGCTTCTCGCTGGCCTTCCACATGCGCACCATGTCCGCGCCGTGGGCGTGGCCCATGTTGGCGATCTTCATGATCAGCCTCTCCGAGCCGTCCCACACCGTGTCCGTGCCGTAGATCAGCGCGAAGTTCTCGATCAGGTGGTTGAACCGGCCCCAATCGATGGTCTTCTCCTTCTTTCGCCCTTGCACCGGCTGGTCAGCCGCAGGGCTCTTGCCACCCCCATCCCCAGAGTCGCGCGCAGCTGCGCCTTTTTTGGGGGACGGGGGGCGCTGGGCGAGATCCGGCGCCGGCCGCGCCTCGCCCGCGATGCGCACACCCGACTGAAAGTCGACATGCACAACAGCCCCATCCAGCGGCGCTGGCGCGCCGTGAGCGGACGAAGCATGCGACTCTCCGGTCGCATGCGGTGGCGCCGGTGGCGGCAACGGCACCGCGCTGCCGTTCAGGTTGTCGGTGTTCTCAGCCATACCGCCTCGCCATCGCATCGACCACCGCCACCAACTGCCGGCGCACCACGTCCAGGCCCTCGAGGACGTGCAGATCGTTGAAGTCGGTATCCTTCGGCCCCCGTGTCGAGGACTTGAAGATCGGCCAGACCAAGTCGCAGCCGTCCGTGGCTTTGGCGGCCCGGCGCGCGGCCGTGCGGCCTGGGTTGAGCAGCGCCCCCGTACGCTTGTCCTTGGTCATGTAGTCGTCGTCGGCCAGGATCAGGATGCGCGTGGCCGGGTACAGCGCCCGCAGCACGCGCACGACTTCGGCCAGGTTGCCGGCGTCGAGGGCCACGAACACCGGGTGCTGGTGGTCCACCGCCATGCGGGCTGTCAGGCCCGTGGCATAGCCCTCGACCACCATCAGCAGCGCGGTGCTGCCGGCGTCGATCTCGCCGAGGCGAATGCAGCAGCCCGGCTTGTCGAAGGCCCGCAGGTAAATCTTCATCCCGTCCGGCTTGATGAACTGCAGCCCGCGCAGCGCCTGGTCACGCGGCAGATCCGGCCGCACCAGCGGTAGCAGCGTGGTGCCGGCCGGCAGGCGCACCACCACGTCATCCTCGCCACGCTTGCGGGAAGGCCAGCGCAGCGACAGCGGGCGATCGAGCGCACGGAAGGCCTCGCCCTGCACCTGCTTGCGGTCCAGGTAAGGCGTAGTGGCCGCGCGCACGCCCTTGCGCCAGATATCGATGGCTTCGGCCGCAGCGTTGGCGATTTCCTGGGCACGCTCGATGGCCGCAGCCTCGGCCAGCGCCTTGCGGTGGGCCGCCTGGCGGGCGCGCTCGGCCTCGGATAGGGGCGCCAGGTCAATCTCCACCCTCTGCCAATCGCCGCCATGCCGATAGGTGCCGAACGAGCCGACCACATACGTGCCGCCGGCGTCTGGCTGCCACAGGTGCAGCTTGTACCAGTCCTTGCCGCCGGCACCACAGGTCGTCTTGCGCCCTGCCCTGATCCTGTCGGGCAGATCACGCCGATCCCGGTCGCGCAGCGCGATGCCGAAATGCTCCATCTGGTGCAGCACGCTCTGGTAGTTGTCCATCACGCCCTGCCCTCTTTCAGCCGCTCCAGGCGTGCCACCAGCAGCGATGCGTGGCCCACCGTGCGCTCCAGCTCGCGCGTCAGCTTCGTGGCCTCGGTCACGGGGTCCAGCGGCATGGGCGGCGCGTAGCCTGCCTCATGCAGCAAATAGGCGGTCAGGCCGTGAAAGCCGATCTCGCAGCACTTGCGCATCAGCAGCAGCAACTGGCCCGGGCTCAGCCGCTCGGCCCGGGCCGGGTTCAGCGCATCCAGCAGATACCGCGCCGCTGCATCGGGCTGCTTTTCGGGGAACAGCAGTTCGCCCACCTTCTTC